GTTGATGACGCCGCGGCCACCGATCGGGTTCATGGTCTGGACCGCCTCGCTGATGGTGGTACGGCACGACGAGCCGGCCAGGATCACTTCGGCCATGCGGGCCTTTACTGTGTACTGCTGATAGGCCGGCAGCGCGACAGCGGCCAAGATGCCAATAATGGCAACGACGATCATCAACTCGATGAGGGTGAAGCCAGCTTGCGCGCGGCGGGCGAGGGTGCGATGGTTCATGTAGAGACTCCAGGTTGGTTAAGCCGGGGTTCCTCCCCGAGCTGCTTCATGCATCGCAGGCCGCGTGCCAGCCTTGCGGGTGAAACAGAAAGTGTGCGAAGCTGCGCGGACCAAGACGGAAAGGCGACATTCCATGGCACGTACTGACAAATTTCGTCACTTGCTGGCAGTTTTGGTCATGTGCCTGGTGCCCGCCGCGGCGGCTCATCCACTCGAAGATGCCGCCCATGAGGCGATGACTCTGTGCGCCCGCGTGGATGGCGTCGAAACGATCGACCAGTGCATGAGCACCACTTCTCAATCTGAGCACCGGCCGCCCGCTCGGGCATCCCTGCAGCGGCTGTTCAAGGCGCGCACGGCGTTCATGCGTGACTGTGAGGGCCTGGTGCGTTGCCAGGAACAAGCCGACCTCTACATATGGGCCGGCATCTCTCGGGACTTCAGCTGGACCGTTATCCACCTGGATCAACCACTTCCCCCACCAGCACAGCGACGCTGACGCCGAAGTAACCCGCCAGGCGGCGCAAGTCCGTCAGGTTCGGGTCTTGATCGCCGGCCTCCCAGCGGAGGATCGTTCTCTTATTCACACCCAGCACGCCGGCTAGTTGCGCTTGCGTGAGGCCGCGGGCCGTGCGCAGCTCGCGCAGTTGCGGGATGTTGGATTCGCTCATTCCCCAACGATAGCCGAGGGGCCATCCCTCCTTTTGGGGACGAGTGCAATTTATTTTGCAAACTACCTTGCTTGCGGCAAACTTGTTTGCTACATTAATCCCAAGCGCTGAGTGGTTCGGCGCCAAAAGGATGTGAAGTGAACAGCATCACCCTAGTACCCAAGGCGAAGCCGGCCCCTCTGCACGAAGTGGAAGCGCAAGAGATGGCGCAAGACCTGGAAGGCTTGCTGGTCGATGAGCTGCCCGGATCGGTCGGAGAAGCGATCTTCGAGCAGGCGGTTAAGGACTCGAACTTCGGAGCGCTTTCATGAGCCGGCCTGGAGTTGGTCAAGTGAGCGCGGCGCACACGCCGGGTCCGTGGCTGCCTGTCTTCGATGAAACGTACTTCGTTCGCGCCCCGGACGGCGGCCGAGTCGCAATTGCCACCAACCTCAAGGGATGGCACGAAATGGGCGGCAGGCGCTCGGCGGACGAGGTAGCAGCCAACACAAGGCTGATCGCCGCCGCACCTGATCTGCTGGCTGCGCTGCAAATGATGCTGGCACTGAACGGCTCCAGAGAGGCGCGAGTGCAGGCCGAAGTCGCCATCGCCAAGGCGACGGGAGAGCAGGCATGACCGCCCTCATCGAAGCCGCCTACGCCGGCCTTCTCGCCATCGCCTGCGCCGCTGTGGTGGTTGCAGCCCTTCTCTATGCCTTCGGAGCTTTATTTTGACGATCTTCACCCCAACCAACCCCGCAAAGATCGTCGCGCAGCAGCGCTACGAAGCCGAGCGCCTGCGCCTTGAGCACGAGGCAGCAGCAGAACACCACTCGGCTTTGGCGCAGATGTACGCCGGCCGGATCAACCGCCTTAACGCTATCCAGCAGAAGGAGTCGCAATGAAGATTCAAGCAACGCTATCAATCGCGTTCCCTAGTGGCGGCGGGGTGAACATCCGCCTCAGGGACATTGCATCGCGGATCGAATTCGTCGATGTTGAGATCAGCCACGCTGAATTCAGCCAAGCCTTGAGCGCCCTTCAAGAGCGGCCATTGATCGAGTGCGAACTTCGCGGACTTGAGTACGTCGGGAAGAAGCGTATCACCGAGGCCCGCTCGGTTGAGTGTCCGATCGATGCCCACGACCGCGATGTCCTTCGTGGGTGGCTAAAGATGAATTGCCAAGAAAACGGATGGATCTTGAACGACTACCTTGGCAGCCAAATCAGCATCGAGCGCAGGGACGGAAAGACGGTCCTCAACTACAGCGTGACCAAGTACGTGGAGGCCGCCGAATGACCGCCGCCATCCGCCCCATCAGTTCCGGCCGTGAGTGGTCCGACCGCCCCGCAGTCGACACCCGCGTCAGCCGTGCGGAGCAAGACGACCAGATGCCAGCGGTCGGCGCTCCCGATACGTGGCTGGTTGTCCTGCTGTGCCTTTCCCCAATCTTGACCATCGGATTCGTTTCGCTGGTCGCCCTTCTCTCTCGTTAAGGAGCCGTCATGGCAAAAGTTCAGATCAATGGTTTCGTCCATGTCCAGATGGACTACAAGGGCCGCCCCCGGTACAGCCTCTTCATGACCGACATGTCGGGCCATGACGGCTTCGGGATGTGCTGCGGCGAGGCAACGTTCGATTACGAGGTGCCGGCCGACTTCAATCCGGTAGCGAAAGAGGTCGAGGCACTGGAGAAGCGCAAGGTCGACGCGCTGCGCGACTACCAGGCCACCGTAAGCGAGATCAATGACCGGCTGTCGAAGCTGCAGGCCATCACCTACGAGGCCGAGATCCCAACCCCTGAGTTCACCGCCGACGAGGGGCAGCCGTTTTGATCGCCGAAGTCTCAAAGCTGCTGCGCGCACCATTCCCGGCGAACCAAATCGGGAAGCTGCCGAAGCCGTACAAGAAGGAATCGCCCAAAGGCCAATGCGAGGAATGCGGCGGCTACCACGGTCTGCCGGCGGCGCATCTGGACTACGTCGGCCACGCCGCCATCACCGACCGCCTGCTAGACGCCGACCCGGCATGGTCGTGGGAGCCGCTTTCGCTCGACGAGCGCGGCCTTCCTGCCCTCGACAACAACGGCGGTCTGTGGATAAAGCTGACGATCGACGGCGTGACCCGACTCGGGTACGGAGATGCCCAAGGCAAGACCGGCGGCGACGCGATGAAGGAGCGGATCGGCGATGCCCTGCGGAATGCCGCGATGCGCTTCGGCGTGGCGCTGGACCTCTGGCACAAGGGCGACCTGCACGCGCCCAGCGAAGAAGAGCTGGCCGAGGCGAAGAAGAAGCAGCGCGAGGAATGGCTGGCCGAGGTGTACGGCCACATCGACGGCTCACCGACTGCCGGCGCACTGCGCCAGGTCGTGGCCGCCGCGAAGGCCGCCGCTTCCCGCGAGAACGATCCCGAGGCCATCGAACTGATCGACAAGCGCGTGGCCGCCAAGATCGCCGCCGCGCGCCCCAAGCAAACTGAAACGGAGGCAGCATGACCGGAGTAGCCCTTTACGCCCTTGCCGACCAGTACAAGCAACTGGCCGAGCGCCTGGCGAGCATGGACATCGACGCCCAGACCGTCGCCGACACCATCGAAGCCTCGGGCCTCACCGACGACATCGCCGAGAAGGCGTGCGGCATCGAGATGGTTGCCCGGACGATGGAGATGCACACGCCAGCCATCGACGCCGAGATCGAGCGTCTGACCGCCCTCAAGAAGCAGCGCCAAAAGGCCGCGGCCGGCCTGCGCGACTACCTCAAGACGCACATGATCGCCACCGGCATCCAGAAGATCGAAGCGCCGCTGTTCAAGATCAAGCTGCAGAACAACCCGCCGAGCGTCGACCTGTACGAGCCGGACCTGATCCCGCTCGAATACATGTTCCAGCCCGACACGCCGCCGCCGGCCCCCGACCGGACCGCGATCAAGGCCGCGATCAAGGCAGGCAAGGAAGTGCCCGGCGCGCGGATGACGCAGGGTCAGCGCCTGGTGGTTGCCTGACATGGACGACGAGCCCGAAGACTGCTGGACCTGCCGCGGCACCGGCATGGGCCGCACCGACGCGACCCGTTGCTACGACTGCTGCGGGACCGGGATCGCCGGCCAGCGCGAGCGTGCGAAGCAATTCGCCGAGGAAGCCGCCGAGTACCGCGCCCAGTACGCAGCCGAGGAAGCCATGTGCGGCCATCGGTACTACGACGGCACCTGACCTGCCACCTTATAGGAAGAGAACATGAACGAAGAATGCTTTACGCCGGGACCGTGGAAGATCCGCATGTCTGGCAGCGTCGGCACCGATCGGATGATGGTTGCCTCCGTCTACCCAATGGAGACTGAGGCGCCGGAAGAAAACGCCGCCAACGCCCACCTGATAGCCGCCGCGCCCGATCTGCTGGAGGCAACGCAACTCCTCCTCGATGCGCTGACCGGCAACCAACTGGGCTGCACGCAGTTTGAATCGCTGAAGAAGCAAGCCCGCGCAGCCATTGCCCGTGCCCTCCCCCAAGGAGCCCCAGATGCATGAAGAACAAGAGCGCGCAGACTTCGAGGCGTGGGCCGACGAAGGCGAAAACAACCTTGGATTGATGTGGAAGCCTCGGAAGGCCGCGTGGGAAGGATGGCAAGCCCGTGCCTCCCTTGCCAAGCCTCAGCCAGTAGGAGGAGCGCTGACGGACCAGATCATCGACGAGGTAACGGAGACCGTCGCGACCTATGACATTGCAGGCTGGAAGCTGTGGGGCCGCGACCAGATCCGACGATTCGCCTTAGCCATCGAAAGCCAGCTCGCCACTCTTTCCGCACCTGTAGCCCAACCAGGAGAGGCGGTGAGCGAGCCCGCAGGAAACCCCCGATGAGCGAAGAAGCAACCACCGACAAGGTGATCTATCGCGCCGACCTGTGCAAGCGGCTCGGCGTCGGCAGCGAGGCAATGCGGCGCTGGCTCAAGGCCGGCAAGCTGCCCAAGCCAGACGTAGACATCAGCCAGAAGACCCGGGGCTGGAAGATGTCAACCCTCCGCGCTGCCGGGATCGACCTTGTCTAGCCAATCCGCCCAGGCTTGGAGCATGGGCCGGCGCTCCTTCATGTACTCGGCGCGGTTGTACGCGGAGCGCACCTTGTCCTCGGGCGAGTGTGCGAGCTGCCGTTCGATCGCGTCCGTGGTGTATCCCTCCTCGTTCGCCCAGGTTGAGGCGACGGTGCGCCAGCCGTGACCCGTCATCTCGCCCTTGTAGCCCATGCGGGCCATCAGAGCCAAGACGGTGTTCTCGCTGATTGGCCGGTCCAAGCGATGGTCGGCGGCAAAGACGTACTCGCTACCACGCTGGCGAGCTCGCATCTTGTCGAGGATGTCCAGCGCCTGCCGGGAGAGCGGGACCATGTGATCCTTGTCGCGCTTCATCCGGTCTTCGTAGATTCGCCAGATGTCGCCGTCGAGCTCGTCCCACCGCATGAAGCGCATCTCGTTGGTCCGAACCCAGGTGTAGGCCAGGAATCGGCAGGCGAGCACGGAGCTCAGATCCTTCTCGAAGGACAGCCGGCGCACGAGCTCGTGAACGTCCGTCAGGCGCACCGCGGCATGGTGCTTCACCTTGGAATGCCCGAACGCCTTCTTGGGGTCGATGAGGGATGCCGGGTTGATCTCGGCCGTCCCTTGCTCGACGGCCCAGTTGAAGACTTGCGAGCTCCACATGCGGACCTTGCGGACGAACACATGCAGCCCCGCCGCGTTCATGCGGTTGAGCTCGGCCAGCAGGGAGGCCCGGTCGATGGCTCCGGTAGCCTTGTCCCCCAGGTTCGGCACAAGGTGGAGCTCGATGCCGCGCAGGGCGTTTGCCCGGTACTCGTCGGCTACGTCCTTCCGGCCGTTCCAATAGGTCTGGCAGTCCTCCCAAAACGTGGTCTTGGGTTTCGCCTTGGTCTTGGGTGTGATGCCCTCCAGCAGCCCGCGCCGGAGCTCGTCGCGCTTGATCCGAGCGTCAGCCAGGCTGAGCAGCGGGTAAGGGCCGAGCGCCTTCGTCTGAGGCTTGCCGTCAACCCGGTAGGCTACGCGCCAGACCTTCGCGCCGGTCGGCGAGATGAAGAGGAACATGCCGTGACCGTCGAAGAGCTTCCTGGGCTTCTCGGCGGGCTTGGCGGTGCGACACTGGTGGTCGGAGAGCGTGTTTGTAGGCATCGGGCGATGCGTGCCTACCGGTGCCTACACGGATGCCACTCGGTGCCTACTGTGCAACGGTTTGGCAAGGTGGGAAATGTGGCGACTTGTAGGCCCGCTGTAGGGGCTAAGTCCCTGATTTTGCACGCATTTGGTAGTGAAACGGTGCTAGACGTAGCCCAATGTTTGGGCTATTCTGGAGGAGAGGGAGGGAGCCACAGCACTAGCATCCATGCGGGTTGCGAGCTCTCTTTTCCTGCGATGCCTACTCCGATGCCTACCGGCGATTCGGATGCTCATCCCTCCTCCCCTCCCCTTATGAAGGAAGCAGAATGACAGACACCAGAGCAGCATTTGAAGCGTGGGCCGTCAGCGAAGAAGCCGAGCTCGACCTCACGACGGTGCGCAATGAAAATCTGCGCATCGAAGCCTATGTGAAGAAGGAAACGTTCGCCGCTTGGAAGGGCTGGCAAGCCGCAATCAATCATGAGCGGGCAGAGTGCGCCAAGGTGTGCGAGGAAATCGCGCCATCTGGAACTCGAACTCCATGGTCCGGCGTCGAGATGGGCGGCAACTTTGAAGGAGCGCCAGAACTATGAGCATCCGCATCGCGCCAAGCATCAGTGAGCCCGGCACGTTTGAACTGACCTTCGACAACCCGAAGTGCTCTCGCGGCGGCCGCTGCATCATCAACGTGGTCAAGGGCGCACCTGTTGCCCCTTCGCACGGATGGAACGGCGACACCGACAAGCCAACCATCACCCCGAGCATCGGCTGCGAGAGTCGCGGCTGCACATGGCACGGGCACATCATCAATGGGGAAGTGAGGCCATGACGATGATGACGATAGACGAGATGAACCTGCTCCCCGAGGTGTCGCCGGCACCGGGCCTCAAGTGGCGCGAGGACGCCGACCCCATCGGCTACATGGACGCAGACAGCGTGAAGTGGGAGGTGTTCCGGGCGAAAGACGGCGCCCTAGTTCGCAGCCGCGCCGCGCCGAGCTGGATGTCGGGCGCGTTCGCCCACCTTAAGGCTTGACCCGCCCGCCCGCGGCGAGTTCATCCTTGCGCGCGCTGCCGGCGCTGCTGCCGAAGTAGTAGGCGATGATGCCGGTCCAGGCCGTGCCCAGCGAGCCGAGCATGATGAGCAGCGCGTCATTGTTCGTGTTCAGCGTGCCGTACATCAGGCCGAGCAGGATCGTGAAGAAGCCGATCGTCACGAAGATGGCAAGGGCGGCAGGAACCCACGACCGCACCGCTACCTGCATCGCGCGGGCGTCCTTTTTGTCTTCGAGGATCGCGCCGTCGCGCGCCTGATCGACCCGGGCCATCTCCACTTCGAAGCTCATCTCGGCCTCGCGTAGCGCCCGGATCTGGTCGCCGGTCAGCGTGCCATTGGCGAGCGCCGAAGCCACATCCTCCTCGGTCGCGTTCGGACTGCCGAGCAGCTTGTCGCCGAGGATCTTCACCGCGGCACCAGCGAGCGGGCCGCCGAAGGCCGCAGCGATGCCTGGCGCGACAGAGCGGAGGGCTTCCTTCCAGTCGAAGTCGGCCATCAGCGTCCTCCCCGGAGCCACCACAGCCAGAGATTCAATGCGTGTGCGCCGTACATGGTCAGATCCCCAGCGCCGCACGCGCCTCGTCGTAATAGCCGTTCCACGAGTCACGGTGGGGCTTACCGGGTCGCCATGTGCGAACGGCGTACAGCTTCCAAGCCTCGTCGTAGTCGCCGACTTCCGGCATCGCCTGCGGGTCTGAGAACAGCAGCAGCCGGGCGAAGCACAGCGCCAAGAGGTCGTCCGTCTCCAGCGCCGCCCAGATGTTTGGCCGCTCCCACGGGACGCCCCGCTCTGCGCACACTCTATGCGCATGGCCGCAGGTTGCCGGGTGGGTCATCACGCCCTTGACCCCGCCGCCGCTTTCAAACTGCCAAAATCCGCGCGCTGGTCCGTTACCCTGCTGCCGGCGATACCGGAAGCGCGACTCCTGCCGGCCGATGGTCAGCAGCATCAGCCGGGCGCGCGGCGTGTCCATCTTCATCGGCAGCAGCGCGAGGCCGGGGTCGATGATGTCCTCGATGACCTGGAGAAGCGGCATGTTGGTTTGCAGGTCGGTCACTTGGCGCCCTTCTTTTCGTACTCCAAGTTCTCGATGCGGAACTTGAGAATCGCGAGCTCACCCTGAATCGTTGCGGCCTGACCGTTGCCGGCCTTCACCGCGATCTTCAAATCCGTCATGTCCTCGCCTAGCTGGCCGACGCGGAAGTAGATGCTCGCGAAGGCAGCGAAGGCAGCGAAGGCGACGCCTAGAAGCCATGTGAGCGGCAGCTTGACATCGATGACGCGCGTGACGCGCTGGAGGTCGCTGGGCTGGGAGTCCTGGCTCATGCCACGCCCTCGTCGGCTTCGTTGCGGTTCGCCCTGGCACAGTGGTCCTTGTCGAGCTTGCCGAGCACCCAGCACACCGGACGGCACAGCGTGCAGCGGCCTTGCTCGACCGCGCGACCCATGCGGCCGGATAGCGTCATGTCAGGATCGCCGCCAGTGAGAGCGTTGACGAACTGGTCGAGCCCGATCAGGGCATTGAAAAGGTAGCGCTTCATGGGCGGGCCTCGGTGGTTTTGATGGGGGTCAGAAGTCCGGCAACTCAGCCGGTGGCGGAGTGAAGCCACCCGAGGCATAAAGGGCATAGCCCTTCACAAGCCGGAGGTCGTCCAGGTAGTGCGTGCCCGTGACGAAGAGGGGAAGCCCGCTGTTCGACGTGTTCCCGATCCATAGCGAGTCGGAAGCGTTGCTGTACGCAGCCCCCGAGACGGTGGTGGTGGCGACCGGCGTCCCATTCAGGAAAAGCGTCCAGACATCGGCCGCGCGCTGGAACGCAACGTGCGACCATGAGGCGGCTGGGATGGTGTTCGCGCCAGAGGCGGCGATATTGACGTACACCGTAGACCCGGCTGCGTTGCTGGCCGTCGCCTTGACGTAGCCCGCGGTGGTGATCTCCATGGAGAACGAACGGTGCCCCGTGGTCGACATCTTCGCCACGATCATGCGATCCGTCGCCGATGTGGTCTGCGAGGGCCAAACCCAAGCCTCTAGGGTGAAGTCGCCCGCAGGAACGAGATCGGCGCTGTGAGCGATGGCGAGCTTCGCTGTACCACTAGCGAAGGCCGCAGCCGCGCTGCCGTACTTCGTTTGCGTGGTGCTGGTCGTCGCCGAAGTTGGCGTGACCGTGCGCGCATAAAGGCTGCTGTCGGTGAACGTGGTTCCGCCGTTCGAGCCGTTCATGTGCAGCAGCAGCTTCACATCCGAGAAGCTGAAGACGGACGCGCCGCCCGCATACGACGAAAGCACTGCCTGCTGGATCGCGCTCACGACAGGCCCGTCCCGTTGATGCGCCAGCGCGTCGAGGTCACCTTGATGGCGGTGGCTTGCCCGCCAGGCGCGATGGTTCGGCTCCCCGTTGATCCAACCGTGCCGACGAGAACCAGCGTATCGGTCGTGATCGCGATCGTGATGACCCCGGCGCCGATGTCGTTGTCAAAGGTGACCGCCGTCCCGATCGGGAACGCCACCGACGAGTTGGCCGGGATCGTCCAGATCCGCGCGGTCGTGTCCGCGACCGGGTGATAGATGTGCTTGTTCGCGTCGGTCAGGACCAGCGTATACGCGGCAGACTGGCTGTTCTGAGGGATGCCGACCGCGCCCTTGGCGTCGAGTGCGGCTTGAAGGTCGGTTTGAGATGCCAGGGTTCCGGTGATTGCGCCCCATGCAGTGCCAGTCGCTGCGGCCAGCGGCCCGACTGTCGCGCCATTGATTCGGGCATAGATGCCGGCCGTCGTCGTCCACACGTCTCCATTCGTCGGCGTGGTCGGCGCCGCCCCGTGCGGGAGGCGGAAGCCGGCGCCACCTGTCGCCGATGCCGCCGTGAGCGCCAGGCCGGTGAACGTGACCTTCTCGACGGTCATCGTGTTCGTCGTCTGGTCGTACTCGAAGCCGGCCTCCGCGCCGAAGGCCCCGGCGTTGTTGTACTGGATCTGCTTGTCCGAGCCGGCGACCGTCCCGCCACCCGACGCCGAGCTTCCGAAGGCTTGCCGCTTGTCCGAATCGCTGGCGAGCGTGAACGTCGATGCTCCCGCCACCAACTGATAGAGCTGGAGGTAGGTCGACGGGTTGAGCCAATTCGTTGTGGTGGTTGCCGCAGTGACGGCCCCCGTGGCCCGGTGCGCAACAACGTAGTTCGTCGCGCTGGCCGTCAAGGTGACCGTTCCATCGGCGACAGTGACGTTGTTGAACGCGCCACCGTAGTAGCCAAGAATCAGGCCGGAAGTTGTCGATTGACGAAGGCCGTACAGCCCGGCCGGCGACACCGCTCGGAGGTTCTGGTTGACGACGGTATCAGCGCCCTGTCCTGCGGCGACTGTTGCGAGTTGGGTCATATGGTTGCCTGTAGTTCGCGGCCTCGGCCGTTGGTGTCACTGATCTGGTAAACCTTCACGTACAGCGGGCCGCCCGCCACATAGCCGTCAGCGCTTTGCATGGCGGCGGTGTAGACGGCGGCGGTCGTGGTGCTGGCGATCGTCCTGCGCACGGTGGCGAAGGTTCCATCGGTGTAGAGGTCGGTTTCGTAGCGCTCGGACACTTCGCCCAGCGGCACGACGCCGATAAGCCAGTTTTCAGACAGGCGCGTGCGGCGAACCCAGCTCAGCGTTATGTCGCCGCCCGTGATGTTCTTGTCCAGGTTCGTCGGCGAGAAGCACTCCAGGCCCTCGGCCGTGCTCGCATAGGTCTGCGACGCGATGCTGTCGAAACTGCGCCCGTTGCTGACCGCCCGGTAGAACTTGATCTGCCCGATCGAGCCGCCATCGAGGGATGGATGCATCAGGCCGGCCGCCGACAGAACGACGAAGACATCGCCCGCCACATGCGTTCCGCGCGCCCACTCGGTTCCGCGTTGTCCACGCAGGAGGCCCGAGAGGATGTACCGATTCGAGCCGTTCAGGCCCGCAGTGGTCAGCGTCGCCCGCTGGAATTTGATGATCTCCCACCGGCCAGGCGCGCCGATCGCGGCCACGTTGTCAGTCCCCGTGAGTAGAACGTCCTGCGTGATGCTGGTCAGTTCGTTCTGGTTGACGTTGACCGTCAGCACGTTCGTCTCGTCGATGACGCCCAGCGTCCAGGCGCCCAGCGCCGTCTCGGCGAGACCCATGGCAGCGGACAGTGCAACCGTCCCGCGCGAGTCCAGGCTTGAATCGTCGTCGCCCACAAACAACTCGGCGCCGTGCCAGCCGTCGGCCACGCCCGCCATGGCCGCATAGATGCCGGCGTTGTTGTCGGCGTCCTGAAGGATCGGGATGTCCAGAAGTTGTAGCTTGGTCGGAGGAACAAGCGGCGCAATGGCCTGCGCATTGAACCCACCAGAGCCCGGAACCGTCTGGATCAGCAGATCGCCATCAGCCGGGAAGCATTCGATTTCAAGGAGCGCCCCCGTGTCGGTCAGGCCGGAAATCATCCAGTCGCTGAACGTGCCCCGCGGGTACTCCACCCGGATGACATCGCCAGGGCTCAGATAGATGAACTTCCGCCCGATCACGCAGGCGCGGGTCATCTGCGACAGCCAGCGCTCGAACAGGATGCGCCGTGCGATCGTGGCGGCCTTGTCCGGTTCCATCGCGATGTTGAGCTCGACGCGCTCGTCCAGCACCGAATCGACCGCATCCCGGCGCGCGCTCTGCGTGGTGATCTGGTAGTCGAAATGCGGGTTGTTGAACGCGACCGTGACGCTGCGCGGCAACTCGTCGGCGTTGCTGCGGGTCAGCGGGAAGGGGTCGCCTGGCTCGCCGCCGTTCTCGATGCACGCGAGTTCGTCGTAGCTGATCGTGGCGACGTAGGTCTTGCCGGCCCGGTGGAAGTAGCGCATCAAGCCGTCTTCCTCGACGACCCCGATGGCTCCATAGGTCAGCAGCGGCGCGACGTTGGCGCGGGCGCTGGCCGGCGCTTGCATGGTGTACCCCCATACCGAATCGTCGATGGTGCTCACATCGAACTGCGGCGCGGTCAGTCCCGTGCGCAAGCTCTGGCTCTCGATGATGTCGGCGACGAGAGCGAGAGACGGCTGCACAACATCGAAGCGGATCGTTCGGTACTGGACGGCGCCAGTCACCCGCTCGCCGACCAGCGCGAAGGAGTCATTGCAGACGAAGGCCGAAGACGGCCCCGGAGGTGAGAACGACAGCGAGGTCGTCGTCCCGAGTTCGCGCCATACGCCCGACTCCACCTTGTAGAAGTGGGTTGTCGAACTGAACAGCGGCAGGACGTAGACATAGATCCCAGCGGAGGACACGTAGAGGCCAGCCGCGAAGACGCTAGGCAGCGGGCCAGGATAGCTCGCGACGAATACGCCGTCAGAGTCAAAAACCTCCAGCGCGGCGCCAGGAACAACGAAGTAGGCAAGACCAGCGTAAGCGGCGACCGCCGACGCTGCACCGCCCACGGTCGTGATCGACCTGTACGAGGGGAGCCAATGGATGTTGATCCCGTTGATGTCGGCGAAGACAAACTGTTCGCTGATGCTGTCGTAGCCCGCCCAATGCGGAGAGGCAGCGCCAGAGATGATCTGACTGTAGAGAGGCCGGTACTCTTTCGAGCGGAGATTGAGCGCGTAGTACTCGGTCGGGTAGTACAGCGGATCGCCCTGGTAGATCCGATGAATCGCGTACGGGTCGGCCCCGATGCCGCTGCAACCGACCAGACCGCCGATGTTGTAGCTCGATCCGGGGTCGGACGCATATGTCCCCATGTCGTAGGTGTAGCCCACCCCGACCTGAGTGACGACGCCCGTGGTCAGGTCCGTATTGATCGGCGCCTGATACTGATAGAACATCTCCCCGTCGCTAGCCCAGATGGCGGGCGCCGCAGCGCCTCCCAGCGTTCCCGCGATGCCGAATTCCGAGGTCTCTGAGACTAGCGTCGCGCCAAACGAGATCTCAAAGGCGAGTTGCGGAATCCGGCCACCAGGGCACTCCAGGCCGAAGATGAACAGGCCGACGATGCCCTTGAAGGCCGGGACATTTCCGACGCCCTCGTAGGTCTCGATGATCGGGTGAGGAAGTTGATCGTCGAAGCCAGGGTGAACCGACAGCCCGGTAAAGGGGTCTTCCTTGCTTGCGAGCGCCTGGCCGGACGAGAGCCCAGTCGATGCGTCATAGCGCAGCTTCCCGTCGACCCATGCCTTGCGGATCGAGACGATCGTCCCTGGAAGCGGCGTGCGGCCGAGCGAGAGGTAGCCGTGCAGGAACTGTTGATAGTTCGTGTTCTTCGGGCCGCCCTTCCCCGCCGATGACGTGGTTCCAAGCTGGATGATGTCCGTTGACCAGATCCATGTAGCCTTCGGGATGTTGGAACCCCACGTTTCGGGGATGCCGTCTCCATAGACGCTGACCGAGACCTTGATGTCCTCAATGCGGTTGGTTTCTGTCGGCGGTGGCGGGTCCAGCAGCCCGCCCAGAACGCCACCGATAGCGGCGCCAATGCCAACGAAGCCAATCCCGCCCGTGACGAACCCAAGGGCCGCGCCCGCGACCATCCCAATCTGTTGACCGCTCATGCCTTGACCTCTGGAAAGCGGAAGCAGCCGGCGACCGTCGCCTTGACCAAATTCAGCCACTCATCGCAAAAGCGGTTCTCGACCACACAGCGCGGGTGCATCGCCTGCGCGTGGATGATCGACAGGTGCCCGGCGATCGGGTAGTCCCCGACGATGCCGATGTGGTTCGTCGTCGGATAGCGCAGGACCACGATGTCGCCGGGGCACAGGTCGGCCCGCGAGACTTCGATCAGGTGCTTCCGGCAGACATCGACCATGGCCTCGGGCGAGGCTTCGCGCCGGTAGTCGGTCGGGATGTCCGTAATCAGAAAGCCCTGAGTCTTGGCCGCGTGCAGCACGACGCCCGCGCAGTCGGTCGTCCCGCCGTCTCGGGCCTGGTGCCGCCAACGCATGCCGAGCATGCTGCGCGCCGCTGCAACGGCTTCTTCTTGCTGAGTCAAGACGGCTCCTCCGTCATGCTTCCCAAGCCGATGATCCGGTTGTTGCCCGGGAACAGCGACGGCGGGAAGCCGCGAAAATTGATGACGTTGTTGAACTTGTCGCCACAGTCGGACGTGCCGGCAGGGTTGCGCGAGCCGCGCTCATGGCGCTTGCGACAGCCAGGGATGACGGAATAGGACATGCCGACAGTCGGATCGAAGGGCAGCGGCAGGGCCAGGACGAAGACGCCGGCCACGAAGCTGTGGACCTCCATCTGCATGCCGGCGTAGTCGCCCGTTTCGATGCGCAGCAGGCCGGCGCCAAACCAGTCCGATGCCTGGACGGCGGCTGTGTCGGTGAAGGTGCGGCGCGAGGCCACAGCGGTCGCCGTGCTGGTGAAGCGCATCGCCTCCACGTTGACCTGGCACTCGTCGTCGCCGAGCTGCGCTGGGCACAGCGGCCCGTAGGTGCGGCCGGTCATTTGCTGCATGGCTTGCGCCAGGCTGCGCAGTTCCGCCTTGAAGGTCGACCGCCCGACGCTCTGGCCGCCGATCCAGCCGGAGAACAGGATCGCCGTCCCCATGGTCAGATCGCGGTAATTGACCTCGAAGACGGTAACAAAGGTGTTATCCCACAGGCCGCCGACGATCTCGGCCTCGGTGGCGAAGTCGTCCGACAGTGCCCCGTTGATCTCGGTGTTCTGGACCGCCCCGTTTGCCGACTGCTGGAGATCCATCGGGCTAACGCCATCGCGGGCCTCGTAGGCTTCGCCAGCGATGTAGAGCTTTTCCGAGAACCCCGTCACCGTGACTACCCGCCCGTCAGGACGCTCTAAGCGCCAGCATCGCGCGATGGTCCGCGTCCGCAGTGCGTAGTGCGCCTTCAGTGCGGCACTGATGTTCGACTTCATTCGCGAACCTCAAGCAGAACGACGGATGAAGCAGCCAGGAAGCGCGCGGCGCGGTCGCCAGCGATGACCATTTCCCACTCAAGATCATCCGATGCGAACTGAACTGGCACATAGAAGTAGCCCGAGCAGGTCAGCGTCTCGGACGCTTGCGGGTACAGAGCCGCGGTTCCACCCGTGGCGGCCAGTCCTGCGGTGTTGGTCGAGACGGTCAGGCTCGTGCCGCCCTTGGCTGTGATCTGGTGCGAGAAGCCGTTCAGGGTCGTCGCCGCGGTGCCGGTGAGGCCCGATACGTAGACTTGCTGCCCGACAGACATCGCGGCAACGATGCCGACGCCAGAGGCAAAATTCAGAACGGTCGTGGCGCCGGTCGCGATGGATGTGAGGGCCTGCGTCTGCTCGGCCACGAACGTGACCAAGCCGGTGTCGGCGTTGATCGATGCATTGCCGGGAGCCGCGCCGATCGTGACGGCCGCACCGCTCCGCAACATCGCGATCGTGCCCTTGGGGCGGGTGATCTTGCGGTCGCTATAGAGGACAGACCCCGCCGACGTGTACCGCTTCCCAAGGAGATAAGTAGGCACGCCGAAGCCAGCGCCTCCGGTCCCGACGAGCATCCCATTGGCAACAGGAAGCAGCACACCTTGAGCCGGCGTGATGTAGCTGTCCGTCGGGTCTTCCATCAGGAAGCCGTAGGCGCCGCCTGCGGTCACTTCATGGAGCGCCGACACTGCCTGCCACGCATCGACGCGCGTAGGCACATACGCGATCTCAAACTCACGTAGCGCGCTTGCCCAGATGATGTCGACATCAACGAAGCCGCCTTGGTTCACAGTGCGGCGGTTCATCCGCTTCTGGCGACCGCGGACGCCGGCCGACAGCGCGCTATTCGGTAGGATCACGTCGTTTCGTACGATCGGCATTTAGGAATTCCTCACTTCAGCGACGCGAAGCTGCCGGGAGATCGCGGCGCCGTTCTGCGATGCGGTCTTAGTCGACTCGCCGGGCTGCGCCTGGTAATTGACGACGATGGGGCGCGATCCGCCACCGCCGCCGCTGTTCGGGGACACCTGGCCGGCTTGGCTTCCGGTCATGAGGTACTGCTTGCCGGCAACGCTCAGAAGCTCCGGGCCTTTCTCGTTGACCCGGTACATGCTGTTGGGCGACACCGGGCCGCCGATAGCGCGAGTTCCGAGGCCACTAATGAAGGTGCCGAGCAGGTCGCCCACACCACCGCCGCCAGACGAACCGCCGCCAGAAGATCCACCACCGAGAGCGCCGCTGAGAAGGTTCGCCAGCGGGCCGGTGATCGACTGCTTGATCGCGATCCGCGCGATGTCGGCCACGATCGAATTAACCAGCGACTTGAAGTCCAGCTTGCCGGTCGTCACGAAGTCGACCAGCGCGTCTTCCATGCCCTTGAAGGCATTGGTGACGGCCTGCTCGGTCTGAGCGAAAACGTTCTGCGACTCGTCGTAGTAGTTCTTCAGTGCCTCGGATGCACCGAGGGCGAAGTCCTTCTGCTTTTCCTCGATCTGCTTGTAGTAGTCGGTGTAGCTGGCGATCGACTTCGCTTGAAACTCGTTCAGCAGTGCCAGTTCGCGATCGAAGTCAGCCTGCCGGCCGGCAAATTTCCCGTTGCGGTTGTCGCGCTGCAGGTCTTGGCGCTGCTGCTCGTAGCGCTCGGTGATCTGGCTGATGGCCGAGTTGAAGTCGCGGGCTTTGTTGCCTTTGCCCATGCCCTCCACTTCAAGCTGACGGGCTCGGTTGGTAACGTCCAGATAGGACTGAGCCGCAGCGCGCGCATCCACGTAGGCGCGAGCGATCGTGTCGAGCGAGTCCTTTTCCTTGATTGCGAGGACTTCAAGGTCAGCCGTCGAGTTCTGGCGGATCTTGGCGATCTTGGCCTGCGCGTCCGCGATCTTGCGGTCGTTGTCGATCTTGTCCTTGCCGGTCAGAACTTCCTGCTGCAGCCGCGCGATTTCCTTCTGCGAGGTTTCCGCTTGGATGGCCTCGTTCTGCTGGATGAAGTCGCGCTTCTGCTGGTAGTACTCCGATTCGCTGATCAGACTGGCCTGGCGCTTGGCCTCCATCACCTTCTCGCTGTTCGCGATGGTGTTCGACAGGGCTTCGCCAGCCTTGCGGATCTCGTCGATGTCGGCGGTTAGCTGGTGCTTCGCCTCTTGAGCGGCGCTGTTGTCGACCTTTCCACCGCCGCCGCCCGTCTTGGGTTCGGGCTTCTTGATGACCGGCGCGTCTACCTTGGCGATCGTGTCCTTCAGCGACTTGGAGCGAGCGAGCAGGCGCGCGTTCTCGCTGTCGTTCTCTTCGTCGCGCGGCTTGAACAGCTTCCCGGAGGCGATCTGCCCGAGCAGCGTGAACTGGCCCGGCAGGGTGGCGTATTGGGCGATGGCGCCGAGGGTCGGCAGGAACGAGTCGCCGTCCTTCTTGGCTTGGAGGTACTGGGCGCTCAATTTGGCGAGCGCGCCGATCAGCGGGCCGGCTAGCGAGATGGCCGCCGCTTCCGAGCCGAGCTTTATCTTGGTGAGGTTGTCGTTGAAGTCGGCCGCGGACTTGGCGAGGTCGCCGCTGTAGATGGCGCCGAGTTGCTTCGCCTCCGAACCAAGCGCGCGGATGCCGCTGGCGCCCTGGTTGAGAAACGGGATCATGGTCTCGCCGCTCTTGCCGAATCCCTCTTGAGCGAGTGCAGCCTTACCTGCTCCGTCCTTGTAGCTCGCGAACTTCGACGCGATGTCCTCAAGAACGACGCCGGTATTGCGCAGCTTGCCGGCCGAGTCCGTCGCAGAGACGCCGATCGCGTCGAAGAAGGCTGCGGCCTCCTTGTTCCCGCCCGCGGCCTCGGCCATCAACTTCGACAGCTTGCGGATGCCGACCTGCAGGTCTTCGAACTTGGTGCCGACCGCTTCGCCAGCGAACCGCAGTTCGCTCAGTTTTTCGACGGTGATCCCGGTCTTCTCCGAGATGTCGTCCAGCGAGTCGAGGAGCGCGATGCTGTGCGAGACGGACGCGACCGCCGCGGCCGAAGCCGCCGCTGCCAACGTCAGGAATCCCGTCTTCAGCCGCTCGCCGATGACGACGCCCTTTTCATAGGCTTCGTTCATCTTGAGCGCGTTGCTGGCCGCGCCCAGTTGGGCCTCTGATGCGCCCTTGAGGGCCAGCTTGTAAAGCTCGATCTCGCGCGTCGACTTGCCATTCGTCGCCGCCACGGTCTGCAGGTTGCGGACGTAGTTGTCGATCGACTTCGACGCGCGTGCAGAGGCCGTGCCGACCGAGTCGGCGACGTCCTTACCGAAGCTCTTGATCGACCGCTTGGCGTCGTCGATGCCAGCCTTCAGCTTGGTAGCGTCGGCACTGACCTCGATTACGCCCTTCCCGATTACGTCAGACATTTACTTTTCTTTCTGGGTCAGGCGTATCTGTTCAAGGGCCGCGTCTTCCATGGTTCGCAGGTCATCAAAGACGTGCGGCCACTCGGAGCGCGGTACTCGGGTCATTCGGAAGGTGGACTCAATGGCCTGGTAGTCGAGCCCCGTAGGACCGGCCATGCCAGTTCGCCATTGAGTTGAGGACGCGATGAAGGTGTTCACCGCAAGCACGTTGTCGGGCCATACATCGATGGGCGGACCGCTCGCCTCCTCTACCGTGAGGCCCCAGGCCGAAGCCTCCGCCTCACTTGGCCCTTTCTTGTAGAGGGCGACAGCGATCGCCCTTAGTTTTTTGCGCGGTGCTTTACAAGCTCGTCGATGTACGCTCGATAGACCGCAACGGCGACGCCCATGCGGTTTTCGAGCAGCGTCTCGACGTTCGCGCGGCTGAACTCGTCATCAAGATCCCAGCCAGCACACATGTCCATGAACATGTCCGCATCATTCCGGCCGTCGCGCTTCTCGATGAAGTCTTCGAGGGCCGTCTTGGTGCGGTGCTTGAAGGTGACCTTGACATCGACCGATTCGCCGCCGGCGACCGGGAAGGCCACGGCGGCGACAAAGGTCGGGTCAGCCTTGAGCGCGAACTTCGCCATCAGTAGCGCACCGGCTCGGCTTGCAGCGACAGCGTCAGCTCAGACGCCATCAGCTCGTTCACCGTCAGGCTCGGGGTCTTGTTGACGCTGATGAAGGCGTTGTAAGACAGGATCGAGGCCGAGGGCAGCGTGATCTTCACGGCGCGTTGCAGGCGGTCATCGTTGGCGACCACGGCCAGCAGGTAGCCCGGCTGCGTGATGTCGTCGGCGACCGAGAAGGTCAGGCCAGCGGCAGACTTGAATGTCGGGATGCGCTTCTGCGAGTCCGATTCAAGGAACTGGTATTCGAGGAACTGCTGTTCGCCGCCGTTCGAGGACGAGGACAGGATCTGCGAGAGCTGGGTGTAGCCGGTGACCTTGCGCACGGTGCCCGTGCCGCTGCCGGCCGGGTAGATGCTGGTCAGGGTGGTGTCGATGCCTTCGAGGTTGAACGTGTTGGCGGTGACGCCCGAGACGCGGACCACCTTGTTCGTCAGGCGCGACCAGCCCGAAGTGACTTCGACGAAATCGCCGTTTGCCAGGCCGTGAGCGGTCGAAGTGGCGACTGCCGGATTGGCATTGGTCAGGGCGGAGACGGTGAGCGCCGAGCCGTAGCCCGAGGCGATGGCGACGATTGCGCCGTTAGGCAGACTGACGGAACCCATCAGCGCCAGGCCCATCAGCACCTCGCGATGCGAATCGACGAAGCCGGCAACGTCAACGCCGGCAGCTTGTGCGCCGAGCGAGACAACGGCAAGGGCTGCGGTAAACAGCAGAGGGAGGAGCGACTTTTTCATGGCGAGGGGCCTTTCAGGACGAAAAAAAACCGCCTCTGGGGCGGGGTTGGTGAATGCCCGAAAGGGCGGTGCGGAAACAAAAAAGGCCCGCGGGTTAGGCGGGCCTTGGCTGGGGGACGAGCTGCTTAAATGGTGCAGCCCTCGTGATCTTTTCTCTTCTCTACTAGGTAGGCTTGGTGAGCCTCCTCTGCTGTGTCGTACAGGCCGATATGCCGGCCCTTCCCGTTCAACTGAATCCGAGCGCGCCATCTGTTCGTCGGCGCATGGAACACCACGCCGAGAAACCCGCTCTCGTTGTCCTTTCGAGGCTTGCGGATGTTTTCGCGGTTGACCTGATTTGTCACATCCCGCAGGTTGTCGATGCGGTTGTTGCCGCGGTCGCCGTCCTTGTGGTCGATGTCCTCTGCCGGCCAAACGCCATGCACGTAGAACCATGCGAGCCGATGCGCCATGTAGCGAACCGAATCAACCGTCACCCGGTAGTAGCCGACCTGATTCCCGCCGCTGATGATGAAATCCGCTCGATCTCCAACTTGATGCCGCTGCGCCGTCCGCACCTTGCGAGTGAAGATGCCCGTCAGCGGGTCGTAGTGCAGCAACTCCTTCAGTCGGTCATGCGCGATCAGTTCAACGGCCTTCATGCGGCCACCAGTTGAAAGCTGGCCGATCCGTAGCCGTTGCGGGCTTTCCATTCCGGGCTTGCCTTGGCCGCCTTACCCATGGAGATCACTGCTGCGGTGCTGATGCGGAGGTTCTTGCCTTGGTAGCGTTGACGCAGAACCTTCGAGGCGCAGATGCAGCCGACGTTGAACTCTTCGCCGAACTCGTTGCGAACCATCACGGCGCGGACCAGATTGGTCTTGCCGCAGCAGTCGCACACCGGGTAATCGCTGGTGCCTGCGACGGTGAATTGTGTTCCTTCGATTGCCATTTTGCTGCTCCGGTATTTGTGTTGCGATGGAGTTAATGTAGTACAACAACCATCACGACGCAAGTACTTTTTGTATCACAGCAAATACTTTACAATCCGCGCATGGAACAACCCAAACGCCCACCCGGTCGGCCCCCTACTCCGCCCGATGAAAAACTAATCCTTCGATCTATCCGGCTCACATCTGCGCAGTGGGCCAAGATCGACGCGGCCGGGATGCCCTGGCTGCGGCAACTCATCCAGCGCGCCAAGCCACCGGCCTAGCGATCCGCCCAAATACTGAAGTCTTGACGGGCGCCAAACAGATTGGTCACCTCGTCGTCCGTTGCTACGAATGCGCCCTCGGGCCTCGCCTGCAGCGTCGCCGACGTCACAAGGGCGGCTTCGATTGCCAGGGCGATGGCGTTCGCATCGACTTGCGTTGTGCTCCACACGTTGATCTGCATACGCGCGTTCCGCTTGCTCGGAACGGCGTTGTCCACGAAGGTCGGGGCCTCGCCGCCGACCTGCTGGAACGTGATGTAAGGCGGCAGGACGCCAGCCGGCGCGACAGTCGGATAGACGCGCCGCGTGCCGTTGGCGTTCGTCGGGACCAGCGGCTTAAGCAGGTCGAACAAGGCGGATTCGAGGCTCATGTTTCTTGCGCCAGTCGTTGAGCCATGCGGACCTTGCCGGCCGCGATGGCTTCATTGATCTTCGAGAAGGCGGGCCGCAGGAATGGGTGCGCTGCGGCGTTCACGGTTCCGAACTCCACCATGTATCCATAAGGCGCCTTGGTGTGATTCCAGCTAACCTGATAGGTCTTCCGGTCGTCGGTCGTTCGGTCCTTGGAGTGAACCCAATAGATCGACTTCTTCAGGTTTCCGGGGTTGAACAGGTACTTCTGCCCCGACCTGCCGTGGAAGTAGTGCGCCTCTGCGGACACTGGAACTCGCGCGTGGGCCTCCTCGTACAGAACTTTTGCCATCGTGGCGGCGCCGCTGAAAAGAACCTTTTCGCGGACGACCTTCTCGAACTTCGTCAGATCAAGATCGAGGTTTCCGTCCAATTTGGCTTCGACGAAGTTAGCCACTGACAACCTCGCAGACGATGTTGATCCGGTCGCGGTGCTGCATGTCGGGCAGCACGGTTTCAATCTTGAAGACGACACCCTGCGCATCAACCATGCGCATAGCCGCGGTGACGCCATCTCGCTTGCGGATCTGGATGCTCACCTTCGCGATGCTGGCCGGCGAGTCGGAGCGAATCGCCTCAATGCCCGACAGGTAGCGGACGTTGGCCCACAGCGAAGCCACTTCGGTCCAGCCGGGTACAGGCTGGCCGATCTCGTCCTGAACGGTGCCAGGCTCCTGCAGCGAGACCTGATCCGTGAGCGTACCGGCGCGCATCAGAACCCCATGCTCACGCGGTAGGGCTGGAGGACGGCGCGCGAGCCTTGCGGCAGGCTGGCAACGGTCGCGCCGACAACCGTGTCTTCGCGGTTCTCGAACAGATGGCCCAGGATCAGCAGCGACCCGGCGCGGATCATGTCGTCGATCACGATGCCGGCGCGCGCACGGCGGGCCGAGTCCTGCGCCGCAGCGTAGACAGCCTCCGCGTACTGCACCGCGGCATCCTGCGCCACCGTGTCCACGATGTCGGCAGCGGCTTCGATCGCCGCTTCGTAGGCGACGCCCGCGGCGATCAGGGCGGCGGGCACGGCGGCCACGGCAGCATCAAGCGCCGTCTGATCCGCGTAGATGTTCCGGTTCAGGAACTGCGCGGCCATCGACTCGGCCGCGCCCAGGTACACCTCGACCTGTGCATCGGGATAGTCCGACGCGACACGAAGATGGGCCTTCGCGGATGACAGGTCGATCAGGCTCATTTCTTGCCCTTGGTGGCCTTGGGTTCGGGCGTCGGCTCTGCCTTCGGCTCGTCGACAGCAGCGACGCCGAGGTCAACCAGATGCTTTGCGAGGTCGACGGACACACGCGCGCTGTCGCCCGCGACAAAGCCGCCGATCAGCGAGTTCGCGCCGCCGACGATGAACTTGATTTGCGTTTGCATGTTTTGTTCTCCAGTAAAAAGGCCCGCCGAAGCGAGCCTTTTTGGTTGAGAAGCTGACCGATTAGGCCGGCGACAGCAGACCACCGCGAACGGCAGCAGGCTTCTCGGTGGCGAGAGCCAGGCGGCGCTCGGCGCGCAGCGTGATCAGGTTCTTGGTGAAGTTGTCCGAGTCGGAATCGGACATCTCGACCACGACGCCTTCACGGTTGTAGACCATGTAAGCCTCACCGAACGCGCCAACCTGGAAGTTGCCAGCGGTCAGGCCGATGGACTGCACGACCGGCAGACCGAACAGGCGCGGCTCGCCGCCTGCGCCGACGCTGTAGAGCGTCTGGCCGGCTGCGACCGTCATCAGTTCGATTTCCATCGAAGCCCAGTCGGCCGGGTTCAGCAGGACGGCCGTTGCCGGGAAGCCGGCAGCGTACAGATCGCCGATGACCTTGCGGATCAGGGCGAAGCGCTTCAGCGTGGTGGCAGGGAATGCCGTGATGTTGGCGGCGGTGTAGCCATGCGCGGTGTAGTTCGCCGCGATGAAGGTGCCGCTGATCGCCGGAGCGACGCCAGAGCCGACGACGAGCTGGGTGTCGACCTTCTGGTCAACGCCGTAGCGCATGCGGGTGTTCACGTAAGCGGCGAGCGCGGTGTTGTCCGCGGCGAGCTGCTTCGAGATCTTGATCCAATGCGCCACCGTCGAGACGGGCATGTTCACCAGCGACCAAGTCAGCGCCGATTCGCCCTTGGCCGTGTTTTCAGCCGCTTCCGCTGCCGAGTTGGTGTACGAAGCTTCCTTCGTGAACTCGATTGCGTTGGAAGTGGTCGTGGTCGACGGCAGCAGGGCTTCCATCGAGAACGGCAGGTAAGCACCAGCCACGACGCCAGGCTTGCGATCCGGGGCGACGTTGGCGTCAGCGCCAACCAAGGTGTTCTTCACTTCGATCCGCATCTTCTGCGAACGGCCGCCAGCGAAGTCGGCGTAACGCTCCGACTTGATGACTTGACCGCCCCAGGTCTCATCAGCCTTGACTTCCGGCTGTGCCGAGCCCTTCTGCTCGATCTGGGTCAGGCGGTCGGCGAGTTCGCGCTGCTGCGTGCCGATGGCTTCGAGGGCGGTCTTGGTGTCGCTCGACACTTGGCCGAGGGTCTTGGCTTCGCCGTCTGCCTTGACAGACATGGCGGTGAGCTTTGCCTCGACGGAATCGAGGGCTTTCATGATGGCTTCGGACATTTTTGGCCTTTCTTTGGGCGTAAAAAAACCGCCTCAAGGGCGGTCGGTTGGTTGCGGGTTTTGCGTCAGGCGCCGAGCTTTTGCAGTCGCTCAAGGATCAGTGCCGTGGTCTTCGCTTCGGCGTCTTCTGGGGCATCCCGCCCGTCAAAGATCGCTTTCGCGCGGGAGACGATCGCCATCGCCTCCCACTTGCCCAGCCCCGCATCCCGCAGCAGCCGTTCAATGTCTCGCTCGGTCTTGCACTCAGGCAAGAGAGCTTCAAAATCAATGGATTTCACGCTCGACAGGTCGATGCGCGCGGCGCCGTCAGCCGGGAAGACGACCGGCGAGACTTCCATCAGGTTCGACCACTTGTGAATCAAGCGGCCTGCCTTGGTTTCCTCGAAGTCGCCCTTGCGCAGCATGCCGCCGATGCTCAGGCCGTCCAGCGTGCCGTGCTTCATGGCCGCGCCGACATCGTTCGCCAGGCCGAGGCCCGCGGTGAGTTCGCCTTCGACAAAAAGGCCGTGATCGTCTTCCTTGACGGTCGTCCATTTGCCGATCGGCATATCCCAGGCGTGATTCCAGAACATTTTCGGGACGCCGGCCTTGAGCGTTTCGGCGAAAGCGCCCTTTTTGATGGTGTCGCCGTAGCTGTCGACGCCGTTGAAGACGGAGGCATACCCGGAGAACTTCCCCGAGTCGCCTCCTTCCATCTTCAGGCTCACATCACTGAGCGATAGAGTCTTGTGCAGAAGCATCGATGCCCCCCTTCGGTTGTTCTTTGCCCAGCTTGTCCAGCGGGAGCAGATTGGATTGCGCGGTCAGGACATCGGTCCCTTCGATCTTCGGCCAGCCCTCAAGCTGGCGGATCTCGGCGCGCGTGATGATCCCGTTCTGGGCGTATTTCGCGTAAAGCTCAGCCCGCTCGGAGGCGCTGCCGCGCAAGAGGGCGTCCATGCTGAATTCGGCATGCTGAGCAGCGCGCTGGCGGGCGTTCATCACCCGCTTCTTCACCGCTTGCTCGATGTTCACGACCATCGGGCGAATCGTGAGCTTGTAGAAGAAGCCCTCGACGATGTCGTGGTTGCCGTACTGGACGACGCCGGGATGGTTCACCAGCACTGCAGGCACGCCGAACCAGCGGCAAATCTGCTCGACACCGAAGCGGCGAGTCTCGAGAAGCTGCTGATCCTCGGGCGAGAGGCTCAACTGCTGGTACTTCATGTTCGCTTCGAGCACCGCCAGGCGCGACATGCTGCCAGAGGACAGCTCGCCGTAGTTCGCGCGGAGCCCTTCGCGCTGCGCCGGGGTCAGCGCCGAGTCAATCATCAGGATCGCGGTCGGCTTGCCACCATTCCCGAAGACCTTCGACGCCGCGGCCTGCGCTTTCGCCTGCTCGTCGGTCGTCGAGCGCATGAACTCCAGCTTTGCCAGGCCGACCGTGCCGTTCCCGAGATTCTTCAGGTGCAGGACGCTGGACTCAGACAAAACGGCGATGTTGCCGTCGACGGTGTACTCGTAGGCCATCGAGCCATCGTCCAGCACGAACGGGCGCACCTGATCGGCAGGCATCGGCCACATCGCGACCACTTCGCCAGCGATTCGTTCGAGCCGCGCATAGGCATTGCCGCGCAGGTCGTGATTCATCATCATCGCGCGCCAGAATTCAAACGGCGTCATGCGCGAATTCGGCGATTCATGCAGCAGCGAGTACAGACGAGAGTCGCGCGCCAGGGTCTTTTCGCCCTTCTTCGTCTCGTAGGCGAAGTAAGGCAGGCTGGCGATCGTGTTCGCGCGAAGCTCGATGCACGCCCAAACAGCGTCAAGCTGCAGCGCGCCATCCGGCCCGATGTTGGCGACGCCCTCGGTGAGCGTGGTTGCGGGCAGGCCGTACTGCTCGCCGCCGCTTTCGGACAAGGCTCCGCCCCATCCAAACCACCGGCTGACAGTTTGAAGGATTGTTGCCATCAGTAGACGATTGGGTTGTTGATGATGTCGTCCAGCGGCATCGTTGTTTCAGCGATCGGCATCACGCCGCACGCCATCGCGAGAGCCACCATCCCGTCGATACGGCCCCGCGCGTTTTTCTTGTCGAATTTCCGTGCGCCTGAGTCGCCGATGACCTTGGCGTTCTTTGCGCACATCTCAAGGATCGGGTGCATCCCGTGCCTCAACTGCTTTCCGAGCAACTTCACTTCAAGCTCTCGAAGGGCCGGCGTCATCGACAGCGTTCCCTGTCCGTATGGCTCAAACTTCGCCAGTTCGTCTTCGGAGAAGTTCGCCTTCACCAGCCACGGCCGCAGATGCACGAACAGCGCGCGGTCGAAGGCAACCTTCTGCACGTCGCACCGATCGAACAGGCCGCGCAGGCTCTCCGCGACAAATTCGTACTCAATCGCGCGGCCTGGCGTGGTGTTCAGGAAGCCCTGACGCGCCCACAGGTCGTATGGAACCTTGTCCTTGCGCGCCTTTTCGGCCAATCCATGCTCCGGCAGCCAGAATTCCGAGTGAACGCCGCCGTCTTCAGTGACCAATTCGAGCGATGTGAGGTCGTGAACGCTCGACAAATCGAGCCCCGCCCAGACCTTTTTCCCCTCGATCGGGCCGCATTCCGCCCCGTTTTCCCGCCAAACAGAGGCCGCAACGAAGGGAGAAACCGCCTCGACGCGCTGATTCAGGATCAGATTCCGAAACTCCGGCTCTTCTGCCGGCATCTGCAGGGCCTTTTTGCACTGCTTGTCGACGTCATCCAGCGACCGGAACTTGCCGAGCGCGGGATTCGCCGCGGCCCATGCCTTCTTATCGTCAAGCCTGCAGTCTTCAGGCGCCGCGTACACATGGCACACGACGCGCGGGTCATTCGCCGCCTTCTGCCCGTCGATCCACGTCGAAAACAGGTCGGCATCGGTCGGCGCCTGCGTGCTGATCGCGATGAGCAGCGGGTTGTCATAGGCGCCCTGCGCAGACGTGACCGCGGTCACGAACTTGTCGGTCGGCCCGACCACCTGGCCCACTTCATCCAAGATCGCCAGGATCGGCGAGAGGCCGTGAGCCGTCTTGCCCTCCGCAGCCAGCGCGCGGAACAGCACGTTCTTGCGCAGACCGACCAACCGCTTACCGCTGGGCTGAATCCGCACCAGCGGGGTAAGCACCTCGCTCAGTTCGATCATCTTCCGGGCCAGCTCGAAGATCACGGCGGCCTGTTCCTTCGACTGCGCGCCGCTCACGATCTGCGAGTTCTGCACCGCCATCGGACCAACCAAATGAGCCAGCAAAATCGCGGCGATAAGTGCAGTCTTTCCGTTCTTTCTCGCGATGGAAAGGATGGCGGTATGCGTCCCGATCGGCGAATCGTAGATCGCGAGGATGAATTTCCGTTGAAACGGCTCCAGCCTCATCGGCTTTCCGATGAGGTTCCCCTCGGGATTCAGGACATACGTCTCGATGAACTTGCAAACCTTCTCGCCGCGAGTCAGTTTCTGCGCCCGTTTGACCCCCATGATGGTATGCTTTTATTATCCTGATTTACTTTGCGGTGGACAAACAGATGATCAAACTCGACCTTGTTGGGCAAAAGTTCAACCGCCTTCTCTGCCTAAAAGAACTCGATGCCACAGTCACAGGACGCCGCCGCGGCCTCTTTCTCTGCGACTGCGGACGCCATCTAGAGGCCGTGCTTTCGGCCGTCAAATGCGGCAGCACGAAGTCATGCGGGTGTCTGAGGGTTGAAACCTCTAAAGCGAGCCGCAAGAGGGACCTCACAGGTCGGCGCTTCGGCAGACTTCTTGTGACCTCTCAGGCCGGAAACTCCGGCCCAAAGAACGAAGCCGACTGGCACTGCTTGTGCGACTGCGGCAACACGACGACCGGGAAAACGGGCCAACTCAACTACGGCCGAAAAGAGTCGTGCGGCTGCATCCGTGTTGAACAGATGCGGGCACTCGGCCTAGCCAACCGACAAGACAACCCCTACTCAAGGTCCGCCGAATATCAAGCCGCCAAGAAGCGTCGTTACCGCGCCCGACCGGCCTACGCGATGGCTGAGCGCGTTTCTCGTCTCGTCGCCTGGGCGCTGGCATCAGTCGGCGCGATCAAGAAAAGCGCAACGTTCGACATGCTCGGCTACACGCCGGCCGCTCTGAAATCCCATCTCGAAAAGCAATTCACCAAAGGCATGTCATGGGACAACCGCGCCGAATGGCAGGTCGACCACATCATCCCTATCAGCACCGCCAGATGCGAGGCGGACGTCATCACGCTAAACCAACTATCGAACCTCAGACCGATGTGGTCAAAGCAGAACACAAGCAAAGGCAGTCGTCGGCACCACCTGCTCTAGGCCAGCAGCTCGTCGTCCTCAAGCTCCGCACGAACCTTGCGCGACTGCCGCTCAATCTTCCGCTTGCCAGTCTCGTCCCGTGCGTCTCCTGCGATCCGGCCACCCATGCGCAGGGTCCGCATCAGCGCCATCTCGCGCCGGGCGAACTGCTCAAGCACCGACACCCGCGGATTCACGACCAGCGTCCCTCGATCGTTCGGCACCACGGTGCCTTCGCCGTCCAGAGCGATCTGTTCTTTTTCGATGTCGTGCAGGCAGCGCGCGAGCTGCGCGGCCACCACCAAATCAGCCTCCGACCACTCGTCCCTCGCGCGCGCGCGCACAACACCCGCCCAAAATGGCTGATCGCCATCCCTCAAAGTGACGTGCGCAGGGGGCTGGAGGTCGTCTTTCGCCGCATCGAGCATCGCCTTCACGGCGCTTGCAGCGGAGTCGGCCCGGTTTCGTTTCATGGCGAGTTGTGGGATAGCGTTGAAGTAGACC